TCAGGCGCATTGATGAAGCACAGCATCGGCCACAGCCGCTTCACCGTCTTCGGGTTGTTCCACCCTTGGTCTATGAAGCCGCAGGCCGTCACAGCCTCGTCAAACATATCGTCGATGGGTCGTTTCAGCAGGATGTCAGAGTCGCAGAGCATGAACGGCCCGTCCATGTGCTGAATCAGCCACTCCACGCTCATCATGTGCTTTGCGCTGCCGAAGTGTGCCAGTCGGTTCTCAGCGTCGTTCTTCTTGTTCGGCCACTTCGCCAGTTCCTTGTCAAAGTCCACCAACTGCCCCCGCGAGTTGTCGATAATCTCCACCTCGCCCAGAGCCTTCCGCGTCCGTTCGTCAGCCAACAGCCCTGCAAACGGCCTCGCCTCCCGTCGCTTCCCGTCTGCCAACGCCGCCTCGCACGAGTTCTCGAAGATGACCACGCGATAGTCCCCTCCACCTTGTTTCCTGATGGAGAGCACCGCCGCCTTCGTCAGCTCCGGCGTGTTATAATGCACAATGCAGATGGTCTTTTTCATTCGCTTTCGTTTTCTGTTGATTCTGGTGTCGGTTCCGGCGTAGGTGTCGGCTCCACAATGTTCACCGTCTGATTTGCCAGTTCAATCGCAGTAATCTGAATCTGATTCTCCTGATACGATTCATTGAACGACTGAATCTGATACCACTTGCCGTTATATTTCAGCAGGCACCAGCGGTCGAGGTGCTTGTTAAACCGACAGCGGAACATCACCGTGTCGTAGGCATCATACGCCCCTTCGCGGAGCGACTTCACACCCTTGTTGAAATCCTCGGCCATCCAAAACGTCCCCAAGATTTCATACTTCGGCTGTCCACTCTTGCCGAAGGTCGCCGTGTCGTCAGCAGCCCTTTTCGCCACCTGGACGCGATATTTCATCATTCCTGTGCTATATGCCATAATTTACCTTTTTCTATCCGGCAAATCATGGATGTGGGTTTACCAAACAAAAAAAGCCCGCTATCACAGCGAGCTTTTCCAGAAAAATAATAACTAAATTTTTGTTTTGAAGACTAATTAAATTCAATAGTGATTATTTACTAACAACAATTCGATTGCACTTCTTAGATTATATTTCAGGGCAGGCAGGTACTTCTTCAGAATTTTCTCTTCTTTTTCGTCGATGTCGATGGCACCGCCAGAATGATAAATCTTAACGCCAAGGTCATGCTCTGCCACATCATCAGCCATATTAAAGATTAAGTTTCCGATGGCCTGCGCCACATTCTGCTCAAATTCGTTGCCCTCGATGTCTTCGATGGGCACGCTGGTAAAATCAATTTTCTTCATAGTTCCTTTGTTTTTAAATTAAAAATACATAAACCCCACGCATCACTGCGCAGGGTTTACTAACAAGATTTAAAATGTTACCTAAACTATTTAAATAATACATCAAAAACGAACGAACCTGCCTCGCTTGGCAATGTCAAAACATAACAAACTATGAGTAATAGTTATGTGATAGTTGAGTATTCCTTCATGGCGTCGAACGAGGGGCAGTCCTTGTGTGCAAAGTCACGATGTCCGTAAATCTTGGCTCCAGGGTATAGCTCACGCAGGTCTTTCAGCAGCGACAACAGGGCGGCCTTCTGTGCCAGCGTGCGCGTGTCCTTCGCGGACTTGCCGTTTCGAGCCACGCCACCAATGTAGCATACTCCAATGGAGTTTGAATTGTGACCTTCACAATGGGCACCGCTGATGTCTACGTCTCGCCCTGGCTCAATGTGGCCATTACGATAGATGACGTAGTGGTACCCGATGTCCGACCATCCCTGCTGCTTGTGCCAACGGCGGATGTCATTTGCGGTGTAGTCCTTACCTTCAGGCGTGGCCGAGCAATGCACAATGATTTCCGTGATACGTCGCTTCGACTTCTTGAAGCGGGACGGTATGAGCAGTGCAAGTGTCGCCGGTCCTACGATTCCGTCAGCCTTCAGACCTTTCTTTATCTGAAACTGTGCGACAGCATCGCGTGTCATTTGGCCATATATGCCGTCGATGCACCCAGTCGGGAAGCCTGCACCATACAACGCCTTCTGTATCTGCTTCACCATCTCGCCACGCGAGCCTACCTTATATATCTCCATACGTTATAATGCCTCTGATTCTATTGGATCAATGTCTGCCTGTTTCTTGGGCGACTTCTTTGCAGCGTTCTTAACTGTGCCGTCTTCCGATAGCACGACGCGCTTGCGGAGCTTGCACTGAAGGTCTCCGCACATAAAAGGGGCCATCACCTCAACCTTTCTGCCAAGACGGGCAATTTCCATCTTCATGTCCATGCGGTCTTTGTCAGCCTCCATGCGCCAGTCCATGAACGAGTGGGCCATCTTGTCCATTCGTTCACGAATCTCGTCACGCTCACCCTTGTAGTAGTCGCGGTCTTTAGCTACGTCGTCTATGATGCCACGATAATATTCCTGCTTCTCCTTGGCGGCTTCCACTTCAGCCTGCACGGCCTCGGCGCGTGCCTTCCGTCGCATGTATCGCCACGTAAAGAACGCGCCACCGCTGCCGCCGATGAATAGTCCTACCAGACTGATGATTGCTTCAAGTGTTATCTCCATTGCCGTTAGTTGTCTTTAATGAACAGGTGATAGAACATATCTTTGGCCGTTGGGAAGGCCATGACTGAGAGCACTGCCACACCGATGGCTGTTGGCCATTCGCCGATGTAGATGGAGTAACCGATGCCGTTGATGGTACCTAAGAGGTACAATAGGAGCATTAAGCCATAAATGAGATTCTTTGCCATAATTCTTTATATATTAATGATATTGTTCTTTGTAAATTCTGAATGAACCAATGTTGTCGTACTTGTCACTGCCGCCCTCTGAAGCACCAGTATAGGCATAAATGTGATAATCTGCATAGTCACCGACGTTGATATTAGCCATATCAAATTCGGCATACAACGTTACGGTTTCGCTGGTCTGACCAGAAGCCACTACGGGGTTGTTGGCCGGTGTCTGCCAAGTGCTGGTACGCGGTCTCAGATATTTTATGGTTTCTATGTAATTCACCATCTCACGAAATTGCACCTTCAATGGGTCATTGCTTGCACTTTCTACAGACCCATTTTCCCCGATAAACTCCAGCGATTGGGTTGGTTCTTTGGTGATGGTAAACATCACGCGAATCAGCGTACCTGCGTTAGAATTGATGGTATATGTCGAACCAGATGCACTTGCAATCACCCATGCTGTCTGACTCTGGCGGAACTGAATCTGCGTGACGTTGATTCTGCGTGACTGATAGCTTACAACGACAAACCTATAATAGAATGGAAATTCATTATCTTCAAACTGCTGTTGCGTGTAAGGTAAAATGAATAATGAATTATTATTGTCGTTCCATACTATGGGGCTTGCTTGGTTGCAACAACCTACTCCAAGACAAAGGTGATACAAGTTAACAGCAGATGGTGTGAAATTGCTCACGTCAAGTTCAACGGAAAACGTCGCGTCTGTTGACGTTGTTATAACGTCGCCAGCGCGTTCAATGTCCGGCTGACTCTTGTTCTGCCATGCTGTTGAATCAAATCCATTGAATACCTGAAGTACGGGACGCCATGCAATATTGTTGCTGTGGCTTGATGCAAGGTCGATGAAGTCCTGAAGGTGTAAGTCATCACCAGGATTATTAAAGAACGTAAATTTCAGTGTACTAACCACCTGCTTGTTGACTTCATAATAAGTGCCGCCCATGCTCAGACTGTATTTCTCTGTAACACCGGCAGAGTTCAGAAACGCCTCGAATGGAATCTTTGCCATGTGATTATACCCTTGCAGATTAACGGGCGTTGGATCACCTGCGGCACTTGGCGATGTTTCCTGTGAGTTGCGACAAAAGTCAGTAATACGGTAGAACTCTTTTCCCTGTCCTTGTGCCGTTCTGTCACCGCGAGGCATCAAATAGTTCCATTTGTCATTATCGGTAGCTTCATTATATAGATAGTACACCATTGCATTCATCACGCAGTTTGCGCAATATGGTACTTCAATTCCAAACATTTTATTTTTCCTGGTTTGGTATGATAACTCTCCAATAACATCATTGACTCGCATGGGCTTGTATCTCGCCCACTTATTGATTTGGTTATTAGCACATAGATCATTCCAGTGCGGCGAACTAATACTTAATGCACGTTGAACGTCGTACTGGTTGACTGGTGCTGTTATTCTTCCGTTGGCGTACATTATGCTATTTGAATTTCTGTTGAACCATTATTATAATACAGATTGCTTCCGCTCACATGTAGGTAACGCGAGGCATCAAGGTAGTATCTCTGTGACTTCAGATAATAGTTGAACGTGGCCAGCCCTGCACCGTTGATGGTAACGGCTGCGTCGTGCTGTCCAACATCGAATCGGATATTATATCCACTTATGACGGTATCGTGGTATAAATCCTTCCACCCTTCGCCGATGATGAGTCTGCTGCCCTCCGACGCGCTGGCTGCCAGCGCGACGCTAAGAGCTTTCTTTGAATTGCCTGCGTAATCTTTGACCAAAATGCTGTCGTTGACGGTCAGACTATTGATAGATGACGTACCGCCCGAGCTGGATAAACCGAGCGCGGAGACACCGCCAAGGGCATAGAGGTTGGCTGAGTTGCCATTGTAATCGCTTACCTTCAGCGCATTGTTGGCCGAGTCCCACGTCAGGAGGCCGTTGCCGATGCGGAGACCTTGTGTGCCCTGGAGAACCCAAACGAGACCGCTGCTATTGATTTTCATCGCTTCCACGCGATTGACGCCAACTCCGAAAGTGATACTGCCTCCTTGAATGTCTGTGACATAACCTTGTTGACGCACATGATAACCAATAGCAAGTTGATTTGAAGCATTGAATGTCAAGACATTCCTGTAATTTCCTCCGCTGTCTTTGAACTGAATGCTCATTCCGTTGGCCATATAAAGCAGACTCGACATCTCAATACTGCCAACACTGGTCATATTGCCACTGACCACGCCGTTAGATGGTAATGATTGACCCCACCACGTCGTTGCGCTGCTGACGGCATCGGTAATGCCGTAGCCGCTGAGCGTAGTTGGGTGGCTTGTCAAATCGCCAAAAGCGACGGAGGTAAGAAATCCCTGATGACCTACCCACGTCTTCGTGGCCATATCGCTGATGGCTGACGATGTAAGATAGCCTTGGTCCTGCACCCACGACTGCGTGGCGTAGCCCGAAAGCGATGTGACTGGCGTGATACTATTGTTGCCGATGACAATGGTGCCGTTGCTAATGTAAGCATCCGTGATACCATAGCCGCTAATGGTTGTAGGCTTTCCCGTGATGTCTGCCCACGCAGTCGACCCGCCTTGAACGTTAGAATTTACCCATTTGTTCAACGTAGAATCATAGACAAGTGCCTGACCGTTCTGAAGGTTCGACAGCTGCACATCCACAAGCTGTGATAGAGCCGTTGCGCTGCCGCCACCGCCACCGCTACCCTGTCCAAGTGCGCTAATAGCAAGGCTGCTCCAGAAGTTGCTCTTCGCCTCGATGCTGGTAAGTATTACGGTGGTTGTGGTGACGTAGCCAGTCTCCGGGTCGGTCTCGGTGGATGTCTCTGGTATGATGTCATTGGGCGTTAGCACACCAGCCGTCGTCGTGTCGCTTATAACCTCTTCTCCATCCTTCACCAATACCCGCGTGCTGATATGCACCTCGAACAGCAGGTTGAAAAACTCCTTCGACAGGAAATTGGCTTCAACCCATCCGGTGGAGATGCCTGCGCTTCCGCCGCCACCGCCGCCACCGCTGATGCTCGTGTTGCTGCTCACACCGCCAGCCATTCGCTGTATGCTGTCTCTGCTTAGCGTCTTCATTGTATGATGTCAAGTTTTATTATTGAGTCACGCCAGTCGTAACCGATGGCTGCTATATACCCGCCGTTAACCGTCTGGTCTGGTCTGATAATGTCAGTATTTGGGTTCTGCGTCTCATAGTGCGTCATTGTTCGCTTCTGATTCCAGAATGCCGCCACAGATCCTGCCAGGTGCACCTCTGGACGCTGCTGCACACCGTTATATGCCACCGTAGTCAGCCACGTTCCGCTGCTGCCCATCAGCAAGCCCATTCCGTACTCCATGTTAAGGTCGGAGGCAAAGATGCAGTCGGCACTCCATTCACCACCATTCTTGCCAGATATACTGTTTTGGTATTCGTATGATGTCTGCCGACGCACGGTGACTGTGCGACCTTGTGGGGCTTCATCCAGCGTTGCTGGAATATACGCCGTATCGCGGCTATATTCCAGCTTGAAGTTGGCAATCTCGAATGGAGCTTCGAAGCCCCAGTCGTTCAATCCTTCATACTGACTGCCAAGGAATTGTACAAAAACGTATCCTTCCATAAAACTGTCAATAGGAATGGCTGGGAATGCGTAGGAACTGTCAGGCGCACCATCGCCTCCGAGAGGATTATAATTCCAGAATCGTGTGCCAACACTCAGCTTTCCACTATTCGGGAATACGAGGATGGTGTTGGCTGTCGCGCCCCATCCTGCATTCAGAGCTGGCTTAGTGTTGCGGTCAACCCATTGGTCTATGTTGAACCATGTAGCATTATTTATGGCTGTACCGATGCCGATTCGCATGTAGATGTAGTCGCGGATTTTGCCGAGTCCAACTTTAGAAACTCCCCGCCAAAGATCACCTGTCATAACCAGGCTGCCTGGACCGAATCTGTGGATTCGCTTGGATTGAAGGGTGGCGAACACCTTTGTGCCGTTGCCTTCCGACGGGATGCCAATGACGTTTACTTCTGTGGCCGTCGTGTCCTCTTCAGTCGAGTATATCTGTTCACGGTAGAATTGACCACCATTTGAACCGGTACCAGAAACCTCATCGGCAATAAACGAAGATTGTGGCGTCGTAAAGAAAAAACCTACCTGTTCACCTTCGCCACCGTTCCACGTCCATTCGTCGCCAAGCGCGTCGCTCACGTCCTGTGCAGAATAGTCCACGCCGATGGTGATATTGTTACACTCAGCCTTGACAATGGCCTTCTTATATCCTGTCAGAGCCGTCTCCTGCTGTTCGGTGTTGGCGAATTCGTTGAGTGTCGCGGCTGAATAATAGCTGGGCGTATTGTTGTAGGAAGCAGAAGTGCGCTTCGCCAGATTCAAGACGTTGGCAAGGGTGATGGTCTGCTTTCTCACCACGTCGCTGGCTCCGTACTGCGTCATATATACTGACGTACCACCTGTGCGCAGCGTGAAGCCCCAGAACCTGCACATGTCTTCCAATGCCTTCAGATAGCTATAGCGGGGTGTCAGCCCGTCGCTGTTGCTGTTCAACAGGTTCTGCCAGTCGAAGTTCGACTTCAACCACTCGGCGGCTTCTTCACCTCCCTGAATCTGGAAGTTGTCAATAGTCATGACTGACGAAACCTTTGAGAAAGCCTGGTATATCAGCATGTAGAAGTTGCAGACATGATACTGCACATTATCGACAGTAATACTCGTATCAACCATTATGCTGTCAAGAGCTGACAGCATACATTGCACTGGAAACTCACGCTCAGTAGGGCCGCTATATAACGGACCATCGAAGGTCTGTGTCTGCATGAAACCCTGCCACAAAATCGTCGTGACACCACCCACCGTCTTCGTCAGCGTCACGGGACGCTCGGTGTCCGTTGCAGGTATCAGGTCTTTCCACCACTCCGATCCCAGGCTACTGCCGCTGGCATCCTTGCCGTCGTCCACGATGCGCAGATAACCAGTCTGAGTGCGGACGGGCTTGAATACGTCCTCGTCGGCATCCTCCCTGGTCTCGAATGGCTTTGCAGCCCCTTTCAATGGAATGGCAGTCCCAGAACCGCCACCGATTGTCAGAAGACAATCTGTGTCAGCCCTGAGACTTTTGAAAGAAATTGTATAATTATTTGTCGCCATAACTCCTTTTACTTATCGCGCGAATCATGGCCAAGGGTTTACTTCACGACAAAGGTCCCGTGCCGAGAAGCTTGATGCTGCCCCTGGACAGTGATCCCATCGACGCTTGTATATCGCAGTCGGTACAGAGTGCTGTTCCTTGCCACACTTGTGAGTTATATACACGTACACTGATATTGTATGTCTGACCCTCTTGCAGCGTCATACTTCCCGACGTGACGAAGTGCTCTAAATCTATCGACCACCCCTTACGCCCTGCGATGTAGTGCTTGCTGTCGCTGTTGGTAGACGAAGCGACCTCAATATAATCAGCATTCTTGTGAATGGTGCATGACTTTGCTCCTGCTATCAGTGCTCCGCTCCCGCTGAATATGCGAATGTCCTTACCGTGAATGATGCTCATGCCTAAATACTTTAATTACATTACTATTTCCAAAATGCCAATTCGCCGCGACCAGAAGCCTTCCCATAGTTGTCAAGCATTAAGGCTATGTTCTCACCTTTAACAACACCGACTATGCGCATGGGCTGCTGCTGATGGCTATCTCGGAGTTGACTCGCCAGGTTCGCCTGCTGGCTCTTATTTAGCACAAGCTCGCCTGAGTCCAGTCTGACATTGCCAATGTTATCACCCGAGTAAGCAGTGCCACCGACGAAACCACCACCACGTCCGTCAACGATACCACCCTGTGCATAACCCGTAGACGAGTGGATGCTGCTGATGGTCGTGGCCATGCTGATCATTGCCGCAGCTGCTGTGGCAATAAATTGCCATACGTTTGACTTGGATTTATCCCTGGCCAGAGTCTCGGCATACGCCAGTGCAATGGTGGCGATAGCTTGTCCGATGGTGCCCATTATTTTTGTTGCTGGGTTTTCTATCTGCTGTAAGGCTGAGCCGACACTGCTAATGGCACTTGCAGCTTGACTCATTGACTTAGAGGTGGCATCAGCTCCCTTTTTAACATTTTCAATGCCTCCTGTCTCGAAATTTATCTTAATAGGCTCAATACCAAGTTCTTTCAACTTCTCGTTGATTTTGTCGACGAGTGCCTGCCACACCGAATCGTCAACCTCACCACCACCAACTATTTTTTTCCATAATTCCTGTGTGTTAAACTCCGACGTGTCTATACCGTTCTGAACAGCGACGGTAAGCAAGTTTTTAAAAGCGTTGGAATCTGCCAGTCTTTCCGTCAGTTTGTCGTATAGCGTAGAGCCTATTTCGGATGACTGAATCTCGCTGTTGATATTGCTGATGTATTGACTGATGTTTGACTGACTTAAAGACTTGCCTAATTGCAAGTTCTTATTGCCCGTTACGCTCACCTCGCCCAACGTTCCTGCATCAAAAGCCTTTCCGAGAGCCATGTCCTTCAGCCTGGCAATCTCATCGTTTCGCTTCTGAATGGTGGCAATCTCTTTTTCAATAGCCTGCCTCCGCTGGTCGGTAGCCGTGATATATTCCTGCGTCAGTTTCTCAATCTGAGCCGAGTTAATCTGCTCCTCAGTCTGTTGGACTGACGTGCCGCCTCTTCTTCCTCCACGATTTGCACCTCCACCGTTTCGCATTTTGACCTCATGAATGGTGCCCTCATTCAGCACCTTCATCACGTTGTCCCAAGCCTTCTGTTGCATATCAGCGGCCTGCTTCATCTGTTCGGCTGAAGCAACTCCACTTGCTGCCAACTTGTCGTAGTTCATATCGGCCAACTGCAACTTGGTGCGTGCTGCTTCCAATCGCAAATCGTGAATGGCTTTCCACGACTTCCCTGCGGCTTCGGCAATACCAACGCTGAAGTCGGTGTCCTTGTCTATTTGCTCCAACTGAGACCTCGTACTTTCAAGCTCATGGTTTAGCGATTCCTGTACCCTTTTTGCGTTCTCTCCATTTTTTGACCACAACAAATATCCAGCGGCTACAGCGGCCACAGCCGATGCCAACAAGACATAGGGATTGGCTTTTGCCAACAGGTTAAACTCCTTTTGCAAGGCATTGACGCCTTGCATGAGTGCCGACTGCTTCTGCAACAGATTTTGCATCTGCTGAAGTCCCTGAGTGACGGCCATCGCTGCTTGTAGTTTAGCAATCACCTCCACGTTGTCACCCAACTCTATCCCCAACAGCTTGGCGGCACCTTGCGCGGTCTGCATCGTAGAGGTCAGCATAGTCATGCCACCTGCTACTTGGTCAAACACGCGGGTGTCGCTTGCGGCGTTACGGATGCTCTGCTGAACGTCCATCATGGCATCTTGCATACTGCCGGCACGCTCGGTTAGCATGTCAATACCTCGGGCCAATTCCTGACCGAATGGAGCCGCTTTTTCTTCGTCAGTCAGTCCGCGATAGGTGGTCGTGAGCGTGGTCAGCGCATTGCTCATCTCGCGTAGCTGCTGCTTTGAACTGGTGGCCACAGTATCCATTTTTCCGAGAGCCTGCACGAACTCCAGCACACCATCGTCGAGTTGTTCAAGCGTGCCGCCAACCTCACGACATTTCTGCGCGTACTGCTGAATGCCCTCTGCCGCACGCTTTATCTTCTGGTCGTATTCTTCTGAAGAAACCTTCAATCTCAGAATTGATTCTGCCATATATCGTTATTTCTTTTTGTTCAACATGTTTTCGAGTTCCGTGTCTATCATTGCGGCCAGATTGTCGGCGGCTTTCATCAGGGCAGCTGTGCCAGCACGCCCAAAGAAGTTTCGTGCGCTAATGGCACCACGATTGCCATGCAAACGTCCATTTCTTGTTCCTGCCATACGATCGGTGGTTCCACTGTTGACTATACGCAGAATCCATTGGCGGTCAATAGGCCCGTAGTGCATTACATCGTCTGTACGTCTACTTCGAGGTACGCGGTTTCCGCCACGTTGTCCTGGCTGTAACTTCCTTGGTGGTTCGTATGATATAGGTCCTTTTGCTTTTCTCCTTGGGTTCAGAATGTTTATGTCACCACCAAGCAGTTTTTTGTACACAATACGGCGCAATCCTTGTGCGGCTCCTCGCGAATCGCTTCCCAACGATGCACGGATGTTTGCGATGACTTCCGGCCTGATGTCCTTCAGGGCTTTGTCAATGAGTTTCTGCAAGGCTTTTTGAGTCTTGGGATTCGTGGAAAGAGCCTGTTCAAGCACCTGCTTCTGCTCCAGAACTACTGCGTCATTAACTTCGAGTGATACCATACGAAAAAGGGCGACATGCGTTGTCTACATATCGCCCGAATCATCGCTGTGGGTTTACTTATATAAACTTCCAAATAAAACCTGATTTACAGGGATGCGCACCTCTGCACCAATCAGATATACAAGCACGATGATAACCTGTTTTTTCTGATGCTTCTTTTCCGCTTTCATATTCGGCAATCAATACTCCATCTGAAGTATATTGTGCCACTCGCTTTTGATTGCTTTTTGCGCACCGTTCTGTTCTTGTACCATAGTTTCTATTATATTCCTCAGTACACCACTCAAGATTAGAAGATCTGTTGTCTGACTTTATTTCGTTTTTGTGATTAACTACGAGGCCATCTGCGTATCCGTCACAGAAATGTAATGCAACAAGTCTATGAGCTGAATATTCATATTTTTTAGAATCTTTGCTTAAATGTACGTGACAATAACCATTTTTTACTTTATGCATTTTTAGTAATCTCGGCCTAACTCTCATAATAGCCGTTGATCCGTTTTTTACGGTTGTAGTTTTTGTCTTTTCAATAGACCTAAACCTCCCCATGTTACTGACTTCATAAAGACCTTCAAAACCTTTGATTGGTTTCCATAGTTCTCCATCTAAATCACCGGGCCATCTGAAAGCAAGATTATCAATATGGTTATTAAAAATGTCACCATCTTTATGAATAATCTCCATACCTTTGATGTATTGGTCGCTAAAATGAGAAGCAACCAATTCGCACACGGAAATGGTTCTACCATGCTGACAATTCTCTTTTGTCATCTTCATAGAATAGCCGTGTTTATTCAATATAGGTTCTTTTATAGCTCCGCGCCTTGATATAAAATATGCGACAGTTCCATTTGGGTACGAGCGCGTTACCCATGTATCAGGATAGCGCACTCTCCCCATATTGCTAACTTGATAGCGACCTGCGAAACCTTTCACGTCTTTCCAAATTTCATTTTCCATTATCCATCGTGTTTAGTTGTCCAGTTAGCTCAATAAACGGCTTCAATAGTTTCAGATAAGTACGAACGTCACGGAGAAAAAGAATGATTTCTTCTGACGTGTCCTCAATAACTGGGAATGATTTGTTTCTGTTCTGCTCTTTGGCAAGTTCCAGAAGCCCGAGTATTTCGGTTTGTGCATCCACCATCTGCTCGATGTGTACAAAATAAGGCATTTCTTTACCGAAATACTCCACGATCTTTGCAACAGCTTCGTTGATTTCTTTCTGCTGCTCTAAAACTTTCTTAAAATTACTCATAACACTTGATATTTAAACATAAATAAAAGTGCAGCACTACGCGCTGTTCAGGCTATCAAGTAGGAATGCCTTGGGGATGTTATCCAGTGACCCCACGCGGTGCTGCAATAATTCTATTCTTATTTGCTGGCAATAAAAATGCCGCCTTGATGGGCGACCTATTTACGCCCTACTTGATTTTGAACGATGCAAAGATAAGAAAAATATTTGTTATGTTGTACTAAATACATATAAATTTTAAGAGAGTTTAAGAATTACTCATCCATCTTTTGCTTCTGCTTAACTATTCCACCAACTTCAAATGCGCCTCTTGCTATTGTCATACCACTAAGTAGATTATTATCGCGTTTTGTCTGTAAATAGGAATTTTTACATAATTACCTTTTTAAATATCCGACAATTATGCGCTGTGGGTTTACTACAACCGGCAAACCCTGTTTTCATGCGGTTCTCCCGCATGAATAAAAAAAAGCAAGGCAGGAAAATTAAGAAACCCGCCTTGCTTACCGTGCAATTAAGATTTTAAAAGATATTCTTATAAAAAAGCCGCTACCCATCGCGGGCAGACACCAACCCTCGCGGGCTGTTTTGGGTTGCCACTATTGCCATTATTGCCACCGTTCCATGCGGTTCACCGCATGGCCCTATGGCAAGAATTTCTTCACCTTCCACGCCAGCCCAACTATCAGGCCAAGCAGTGCAAAGCCGCCGATGCCCATCAGCCCTTTCTGCATCACCGTCAGTGGCTTCGCCACCTCCTGAATGACAGGATATGGGACTGGCACCGAGTCCGTGCGGCTCTTATAAACGGTGTCGTGTTCCAAGTGGTTTTGCCACTTGATGTGCCACCGTTCGATTCTCACCGTGTCGCCCTTCTCACTCACATGAATGGAGTCGTGCAACCACACCGAGTCGCGCTCAATGCGGCTCTCCCGCAACGTGTCAGTCCGTACCTTCTCAACCGTCACCACCTTCGTCGTGGTGCAACTGCCCAGCATAGTACACAGCACAAGGAGTAAAATGAGCATCATGACAAACGTCAATCCCTGCAAGATGGCCACTTTCAGCCTTTCGTCTTCATCCATCTCGTCTTGATGCTGACGCATCCAATGATCGTTTGGGTCAAAATATTCCATAATAATTTGTTTTATGTTTTAAAACATTAAATTACATGATGAGGGTTTACTCCGTCTTCGCCCGGTTCTTCGTCCCGTTATCTGAGTTTCAGCTCTGAGATTCCCCACTGCCTCGCCTTCATCCGTTCCAACCGTGCGCCGCGAGAGTCGCGCCAACCTGGTCCAACCATAAAGATGTGGGTGCAACGCTTCAACAGTTGTAGATCGTACCATAGCGTCAGGCGATAGCCGACCAACCGATACAACCACGGATGCCTGGCAATGATAGTGTGCGCAGGGTTCACCACATGCCAGCGTTGCTCTTCCAGAATCTTTTGCACCGTGGCAAATCGCCACAGCCACGTCTCGCGTGGCACATGGCTCATCGCCCCAGAAAGATACACCTTCGCATTCCGTCCATACCTCGAAATATGCTCGTCGCAAGCCTTATAGAACTCCAGACGCGCCTCGTTTAGTCGTTCCTTCATACGTTGTCAACATAGATTTTCTCAACTATCTCACGAATCAGCTGCACCGATGTCTCTATCTTCTCGATGCGCTTTTTCTTTTCCTGGAGCTGACTGCCAATGATGTTCACCTGCGTAAGCAGTTCGCCAGCATGGTTCTTCTTCATCTGCTCCATCAGCTTCCCTTTCTCCTCAGTCAGTTTGTCAACTCGTGCTTGCAGCCCCAGTACTCTGTTGTGCAATTCTTCGATGATGGCCGCGTCGTCGCCGTCGGCACCCTTGCCCGTGGTGTGCGTCTCGATGAGTTCGCATCGCACCCACTCCGGCGCACCGCTAATAAATGCCCTGACGCTTTTTGTAGTGAAGCTGACACCCAGCACCTTTCCCTTCACGCCGTCGGCGGTCGTAATCTGGTCGTACATCCGCCACACTTGTCTTTGAAATTCTTGTTCTGTCATAATTTAAATTTGATTTTGAAACGCATAAAACCGGCGATAAACCCCGTGATTTATCGCCGATTGCTTAGATTTCAGATTCAGTTTTCCGTTTCTTCGTCTTCATCCTCCCATTCCGTCGGTTCTGTATAGAAGTGCATTTCCTTGAACTCCGGGTGCGCTTTCGTGAAGTCGAGGAAGTCCTGAAGCGTCACCTTCAGTTTCTCTTGGAATCCTTCGGGAATCGGCCCCATGTCCTTCGTCCACGTTGTGCCGTTCTGAATCTGGTCATCCTTGTGGCGGAACCGCATTACGAGGCCATGAGGTGCCTTGATGTGCTCTTCGTCGTCATCCTCCATTTCGGCCAACCGCTCAGCGTGAGTCTTCATGCCCTTCTCAGCACGTCTGCGCTCACGCTCGATTTCTTCGGCCACCGTTGACTGACAGCTGTAGAACAGCGTCGGGTCGTTCAGACCTCCGTCGGCATAACCCCAGGCTACCACGTCGCAGTAGTTGATGACCGTCCAACTGTCAGCGTCCGGCTCGTGCTTCAACCCGAAGCATGGACGCTCCTGATCGTCGTAGTTCTTGGCGCGAACGATGTAGCCTGTGTGCAACTCATCGTAGCCAGCGAATGGATTGGTGAGCACCAGCAGTTCCTTGTTAGGGTCTGCCTTGTGGAGTTTCATGCCAGCAAGATCGGTGCGAATGGTTTTGATTCCGTGACCTGGAATCCTTAACTGTAGGTTTCCATCGAAAATGATGCGACCTGTGAACTCAGGCTTGTCAGCCTTCATGTTTTTTCTTTTCCCCATTTGTGTAATAATTTAGGGATTAATACTTCTTGGGCAGGTGTTTCCTGCTTGCATATTACGGCACAATCGCCGTTGTGGGTTTACTTAAAGTCGCGGCCCTTGCACGTAGCCGTGATGTCGATGTCGAAGTTGGTGATGACCAATTTGCCTTCGTGCTCATGAATCACCACGTCCATCAGCCAGTCGTAAATCTTCTGTCCGATGGCCTTGTACTCATCGCTGTGGTCAACCTCTGGCAGATATACTCCAGTCTTGTTTTGATTCATCGCAAGCGTCACTTCATCTTCACAATCAGGATTGCGGATGATGATGCCGTTGTCGGCAAGTTCGATGTTCATCAGCATTTTTTCTTTGGGGTTGTTTGCTGTTTTTGCCATAGTTCTTTATTAGTTAATGATTCTTTGAATTTCTTGAGAATATATCCGAGAATATCAAACGATGCGTTCTTTGCCGCTAATTCTATCGGATGCAATCTGCGCTTCTTACTCATAGTTCCTTTTGTTTTATGTGATATAAAAAAAAGAGAGGCATTCCGTCGGGGAATGTCTCTCAATTAAAGTTTCAAGTGTTAAATGTCAGGGTTTCGACTGCTTGATGAGCGTGTCGATGAACTCCGACTTATTGCGTTGTTCTTTGAGGATGTCGGCAGCTTCCTGGCTGATGCGGATGGTGACTGCCACGTTGCGGTCAGTCACTGGACGGCCACCGCCACGACTACCGCCCCATCCTGGGTGTTGCTCATTCTGTGCCATAATTTAGTAAATTAAAAGGTACATATAACCACCACCGTCGCAGAATACATAGCAGTCGAGTTTTGACGCTTTGCATATCTCGTTGGTCTGTTTGTCGGAATGGTTCTTGATGATGTCGTACTCCTCATCCGTCCACTCGCCAAGGTTCTTTTTGCTCATCCTTGCCTCCCATCCTTGGACGAGATACTTCTCCGTGTTTTTGTACGGATGCTCTTCGCACTCTCTGATGACTTCTTTCAGCCTGTCGTAAAACTCTTGCTTCATAGTTCCTAATGTTTACAATTCAACAATGTCGATGAATAATGTATAACGGAAGTCTTCTTCAGTATAGGCTGTATCTACCTTCCCGATGGCAATCTTGCTACCACGTTCGCGGATGGCTTTCACAACGTCCTCGGTACTAACGGCAAACATTTGCGAACCCTCTTTTTTGTAACCTCCCATGAAAACTGGGCAGCAGTAGGTGACCTTGATCTGCTCGATTGAGCTGTTGTAGGATAATTCCTCATTTATCCGCTCGCCTAACTTGTTTAATGAAATCTGTCTCATAGTTCCTAATGTTTTGATTGTTATTATTGATTTCTGATGCAAAGATAAGCATTTATTTTGGTTTATGCAAGCATTTACCAAAAATATTTACTTGGTTTTTGCAATATTTAACCAAAACAAAGGAATTACACATAATACGACGGCATATCGCGGTCTGTTAGCGGTGTAACCTGGATGCTAAACTGGTTCCAGCCGCTCGGAGTGAATAGCTGGTAGTTCCTGCCGCGATAGCCGGACTTTCCAAGCATGTTCTTCCATCCGTGCCATTGGTGCCGTATGCCGCGCTTGCTCACCTTATAGCCGAGATTCTTCAGCAGCATCTGTATGTGTTGGACGTCAAAAGCCGTCAGGTGTTGCTTCTCGTCGCTCTCCCAATCGGTGTAGAGCCATCCGTCGTCACCTTCTTTCCTGATCTTCATAGTTCCTTATTCTTTATAATTCTTGCTAATTCTTGATAAATTTGCAAAGAATGAAGAGAGCCGACATACATCAGCCCTCTTACATCATACATCATACATCTCAATGTTGTGTGCCTTCATATCGCTCATAGAGATCAAGTGCCATTATAATACTTTGAACCAAATCCACCTTACAGCTATCTGACTGGCTTCTTTTTACCGGTCGTTTATTAGAACGTCCATCAACCTCCAGCACGGCATTGCCGAAGCAGAAGGGCCACAGGGGACTCGCG